TGATCCCAATACTGTACGAAGGGAACGAAACGGAGTTCCTCACAAACGGAATAGGGCGGCTCTCAGACGCGATCTCCTGCACCGTGGAGGAAAACCTCAACGGGCTTTATGAGCTGGAGATGCAGTATCCGATTACCGGGATACACTACGGGGACATCGAGACCGACAGACTGATTCTTGCGACACCGTTCGATGGTGGAGATCCACAGCCGTTTCGCATCTACCAGATAAGCCGAGCTCTGAACGGAATCGTGACCATAAACGCAGAGCACATCTCATACTTGCTGAACAGGGTCGTGGTCATGCCGTTTCAGGCGGCATCGCTTGCGACTGCACTGGAAGGACTGAAGAACAACGCCGCGAACAATTGCCCTTTTACGTTCTCCACAACGAAGCGCGGGTCGAATACGTTCACGGTGAGCGAGCCTCAGCCGTTGAGGGGTCTTCTGGGCGGTCAGAGCGGCTCTATTTTGGATGTTTACGGCAAGGGTGAGTATGAGTTCGACCGATGGACTGTAAAGCTTTCTACGAGCCGTGGAAGCGATCAGGGCGTGACTCTGAGATACGGAAAGAACATCACAGAGCTTGTCAGGGACTCGAATATCAGTAATGCCTATACTGGTATCGTTCCGTTTTGGGCTGATGCTGATGGGGATTTGGTTGTACTCCCAGAAAAAATCATATGGTCTACCCATCGTGATGCATTCGCACATGAGATTATTAAGGCTGTCGATTTTTCCAGTGAATGGCAAGACATTCCAACGATAGCACAGTTAAGAGCAAGGGCGACGGCATACGTCACAGCGAATGAGGGATGGAAGTTAAACGATAATATCAAAGTTTCGTTCGTTGCTCTCTGGCAGACGGAGGAATACAAGAACATAGCCGTTCTGGAGCGCGTCCACATGGGCGACACGGTGACGGTCATCTATGAGGCTCTGGGAGTTGAGTCATCCGCGAAGGTCATCCGTACTGTGTACGATGTCCTTCTGGAACGCTTCGAAGAAATCGAGTTGGGGACAGCAAAAAATAGCCTTGCGCAAGCGATAGCTGATCCGATACTCGAGGAAGTCCCGACCAGTTCCGATATGGAGCAAGCAATCGCTCACGGGACAAAACTTATCACTGGTGGTCTCGGCGGATATGTCTACATGAAGCCCAATGCGAGCGGTAAGCCCGAGGAAATTCTTGTGATGGATGACCCGGACTATACTAAGGCGACAAAGCTGTGGAGATTCAACAAGAACGGCATCGGCTTCTCGAAAACCGGGTACAACGGCGAGTATAAATACGCATGGACAATGGACGGCGCGTTTTACACCGACTGGGTCACAGCCGGGAGGATGACCGCCGCGCTGATAAAGACTGGAATCATCACCGGGCAGAAGGGTTCGATGCAAATTGATGTCGACAACGGCACAATCACACTTGGCGACAAGGCTTTGGTTGTCGATGCGACCAACTTCAAGCTCACGAGCGCAGGAGATGTAACCATATCCGGAACGATCAAAGCGTCGAAGGGCTTCATCGGAGGCGCGAGCGGCTTCACGATTGACAGTCTGAAGATATACAACGGCAAGACAACGTTCGGGGATACGGCACACAGCGGAATTTATATCGGCACGGACGGTATCAGCGTCGGACTCTTCCGAGGCGGTATTGAAAAAGGCACGGGTGTCCGCATATCCAACAGCGGACTACTGGAGACAGGCGGCATCCGCTTTTTTACTGGGAACGGACTTAATACCGCTAATTATGGTTTGTGGGCGAAAAATGGCGGCACGCACATCGGGAGCGGCGGTCCTTTAGACTTCAATTCTGAGGGGCGCGGGATTGACAACAACCCGAACTATCTGAGAGGCGGCACAATCCTCTACGGCGGCGCGAGAGTCAGCGGCGGTCTGGGTATCGGCGGCGACATCGTGGCGTGGAACAGAAACACGTTCAATATCTACGATGTGGACGAAATACAAGCAGAGGGCACAATTTCCACATCTGGGTCTGGCTACTTTGGCAACGGCGTGGAGGCACATGGTCTCAATATGGCAAATACTCGGATAGTCAACAGCCCGGATTTAAACGATATTTGGAACGCGATACACGCTTTAGGAGGGTGATATGGAGATAGACATCAGCAAAGCACCGATGGCGGTGACAACTGACCTCGTACGGGCAGAACTGACGGGCATCCGCGAGAAATACAGACAGATGGGCATCCCGGCGTTTATCGTCGAAGGAGTCATCTGCGAGGTGCTCGCGGAGGTGCGGAAAGACCGGGCACAGGAGGTCGCGGCAGGGTATCAGCAGATGATGCAGGAGGGTGAAGATGATAACACAGCGGACGAAACTTGACATGAGACCGGGCGGGGTCATGCCCGTCGTCCATGTAAGCCAGTACGACAACGATGCGGCGGCTCTGATATTTGACCTCTACGATGACTCTACACCATTCAGCATCCCGAGCGGTTACTCGGTGCTCCTCAACGGTCTGAAGCCTGACAATTACGGATTCAGCTATCAGGCATCGAGCTACTCGGGCAACACGGTCGTCTGCAACCTTACGACTCAGATGACGGCGGTCGCGGGTTCGGTCGTGTGTGAACTGAGGATACGCAATGGCGCGGGGACGCAGATCGTCGGCACGGCAAACTTCATTTTGGCGGTCGAGGAGGCGGCTCTGACCGATGACACCATCATCAGCGACACGATGATCCCGCTGATTGAACAGGCGGTCGAGATCGCGTCAAACCTCGACAGATACATCACGCAGACTCAGAGCAACGCTGAGATCGCGGCGGCGGCGGCAACAACGGCAACGAACGCCGCGAACTCCGCTCAGATCGTCGACGGCAACGTGACAGCCCTCTATAACTCCATCGAAGAGGCAAAGACAGCGGCGAATACGGCGACGGCAAGGGCTGAGGATGCGGCTGACGCTCTGGAAGGAATGAGCGCGACGGCGACAACACTCGCGGAAGGATCAAGCGCGACAGCATCATATGACAGCGCGACCGGCGTGATGGCGTTCGGCATCCCGAAGGGCGACAAGGGCGACAGCGGAGTCACGACACCTCTCGCGGGGTTCTTCACGATGTATGTGGACAGCACCACGGGAGACCTTTACGCCGTCAGCCAGACGGACATGAGCGACGCTTTTGAGTATGACACGGAAACAGGAAATCTATATTATCTCACGGAGGACGGAGCGGCATGAGTGTAGTCAGGACTTTAATCGGTAACGTAAAAGGACCGAAAGGGGACACAGGAGCAACGGGCGCGACTGGTGCGCAGGGCGACGCGGCGACCATTCAGGTCGGCACTGTCACGACAGGAGCATACGGGACGAACGCATCCGTCACCAACAGCGGGACGGAGCAAGACGCAGTTTTTGATTTTGTCATCCCACAGGGAAAGCCCGGCGAGGAAGTCACGGACGCGAGCAACCTGACACTCAACGAGATCACGGCGAGCTCGGCAAACTATCCGACTTTTACGGTGCAGGAACGGCTCAAGGGAATTTTCGGCAAGATTCAGAAATTCCTCAGCGACCTCAAAAGCAACTATGTCAGCAAGTCGATGATGACGACCTCGACCAACATCGACACGGGGGGACAGGCGGTCGCGGATGCAAAAGCCATCAAGACGCTAAATGACGCTTTAGCGTCCTTTTCCATTCGTTCAGTTACGCAAGCATACGATATAGTTGCGTCAGGTAGTATGCACGCGAATCTTAAAACTTTGATTGATGCAGATATGCCGTCTGGTTATAAATGCCTTGGCGTTGTTGGTTTTACAACTAACCACATCGGTGTATATTTGAATGCAGTGGGATACCGTGCATCAGAATACTCACTGCAAGCGTATAACAACACAAACGGACAGCGAACGGGGAACATCCAAATATGGTATCTATGCTATAAATCATGATTTATGCTATTTCGTACAATGCTTCATTTTCCGAACAGTTGAAACTATTAACTGCGCCCTCGAGGCGCTTTTTTATTGAAAGGAGAAAACCATGAAAATCATCCTCGCCGATTTTTCAGAAATTCCATACGAGTCCGACAACGGGCTCAACTTTGTCACCGCTCCGATCACTCTTGAACAGTGCAACGCATACGAGGCGCTCCTGACTCCCGATAACCTCAAGAACGTGGAGATCGAGGTCACGGAGGCGGGTCATCGCGAACAGTACGCGAACCTGATCCTCGTCGGTACGGAGGAGGTCGCGGTCTACGGAGAGGACGGAGAGACGCTGACCGGCTACACGCTCCACATCCACCTCCGCGAGAAGACGGCGGTCGAGGTGCTGACCGAGCGCGTGGATGCTCTGGAGGAGTCTCAGGCAACTCAGGACGGCGCGATTGATGACCTCGGTGGCGCGGTTTCTG